TAGTTACTGGTCTTGCACCACCGAACAATAATCTTTCAAAACCACTTCCCATTTTACCTAAGAAACTTGTTGGGCCCTCATATTCTGGATTTCTTGGATCTAGTTTAGGGTCATAGTTAAAACCTTGACCCACTTGTTCTGTAGGAACTTCAATACCAGCTATGGGTTCAATTGCTTTTTGTGATGTTCCTAATTGACTTAATATAAGTCCTACTGGTCCAGGCATAAATGAACCGACCCCAGCTCTCATTAATGTTTCAGTTGGAGACATACGTTTATCTATTTCAGTTATTTTACCAAAAGCTGTATCATCGCCCACCGAGCCTCTTATATTTCCTTCATTGTCTATAGGATTATTGTATCTCTCTAAATCTCTTCTGTTTTGATCAGCTACATCAACTATACCTGTATAGTCTACTCTTTCTGATCCAAGCAATTGAGAGAAAAAAGAATTAGGAAAAGGATTTGTTGCTGTTCTTCCTGTAGCCGCATTAAATTCAGCTTGACTCATTCCTAGTCCAATTGCAGAAGCACCTAAACCAGACTGCATTGCCTCTTGCATGGAATCAGAAAGAAAAGAATCTGGACTAAAATCTTGACGAGAAGCAGCCTCTGTATAGCTTGAATAATCATCGTATCCTGCTGCGTCTGGACTAGGTCCATACGCATCATCGTCTTCAAAACCTATGCTATCTCCAACATCCACTAAAATATGCCTTTAAATTTCTTACCTTTTATTTGAGCACCACAACCTCTAAACTGACCACCGTCTCTGTAGTTTAGTGTGCCACCTTTTTTCTTCTTAATAACACCTCTACCCATAAGAATATCTTTTTGTGTTACTTTACCATCACCACTTAGATCTGGAAAAACTCCACCATCTTTTTTTGTAATTATATCTCTTATTGCACTCAAAGCTTCTTTGTTGGTTATTTTTCCAGATGTAGATTTTTTAACAACATCTTTAAACTTTTCACTTTGCATTTTCATCTTTGACATTTTTTCTGGATCTTTTTCAATTTTTTCAAACTTTCCTTGAGATGCCATGACTGGTTTTGCTTTGTTCATTGTATTCTCCAATATAGAAGAACCTCCATCTTTGAGTTTTCTTCCTTTGTTAACTAAATTCTTAGCTTGATTATATGACATTCCCATGTCTTTTGCAAACTGCCTAACCCTTGCCATGTGCTCTCCTTATTGATTCTTTGCCTTTTTTAAATATACTTGCCACTTTTGTTTTTTTCATGACCTTTGCTCTTTGCTCACCGACTGTAAGTATTTGTATCTTTCTCGCAAAAGGTTTATTAATTCTTTTAACCTTGGCAACAGTTTCTCTGGCATCTTTCTCCGTAGCAAATTTAATTCTAACCGTGTCCTTAGGATTTTCATCCGTATATAAACGCCTGCCAGAGCCTTTTGGTTTTTTACCAGTACCAACTTTAGGATCTTTTTTTGCCATTTTTTAATATACCTTTTAAAACTTTAGCTTGTTTTGCATGTGTCTTAGATGCTTTACTCAATCCCTTAATTACTTTTTTTAATTTATTCTTTTTAGTCATAGTGTGTATCCTCAAATGTCTAAATAAATCTTGTGTCACTTCTTTCGTAACATTCTGGCTGCTTGACCAACACCCTTGATTCCAAACGATGCTGATATGGCGATAAATAATAAATACTGATACCAGTCTGGTAAAGTAGATAACACTTCAAAACCTTTATGTACATGATCTCTCATGCCAGGAATAAAGACTAAAATTGCGGGGGTCAGAAGGACTACTAAGGCGAACTCGTCCTTCCAACTATTATCTGTAGCCTCTGCCATTTTGCCTTCCCACTCAACTTCACCTGCCGCTACTTTCTTTGCGACTGTTGCACGAGCTTTAGCTTCAGCAACTTTGGCTTGACCATCTGCTTTTGTTTTCTCTACTTTGTTTTGTAACCATGTTCCAGCTAAATTAGCTATCGGTCCTAAAAACTGTAGCATCTTTTCCCCTTACATACACAAATCTTCATACTTTGTTGTATGAAGTCTGTGCTGAGATAGTTCTCTGGCTTTGCTTAAACCAACTCTTCCATCTTTTATTAACATGTTAAGTAACCACTGTATCATTTTTTAAACCTTTCATCTATCCAACATTTACCATAATATAAAATAAATAACCAAAAAGTAAATAAAATTCCATCTATCCACCCTAAATTATTCCAAGCGTCAAGTATCATGCTTCCGTCCATACTAACCTCTCTTTTCTTTCCAAAGCCATGCAAGAAAAAATATAAAGCCTACAACTGTGCAGAATAAAACAAACCACCCAATATATTCCCATATTTTTCTTACAAGCTCTTGTTTGGCATAAATTTCGTCTCTTCGTTTTTTTCTTATCTCCGCTTCCATTTGCAAAATCTCATTCCATGATTGGGGTCCGTAGTGAAAATTTAAAAATGATTTAAGTTCTTGCCGTTGTGCCTCTAGCTTTTTCTTTGCAGTAAACGCCTCTATAGCAGAGGCTTCTATTTCTTTTCCTTTAAACAATTTTATAAGTGGTGACACATTCTTCGCGGACTTCTCGGTATTTTCCACATCTGAAACCGCCCCCATCCAGCGTGAGAGGTCTTTTCCCATAGACTCAATTTCACGGCCTGCTGCAAATCCGCGTTTAATTGCGTTGAATGCCGTATTAGCAGCTGTGATTGCTATGCCAATTGAAGCAGGATCTAACATATCTTACTTCCTTAGTGCAGCTTGTGTGTTAATACGATAAATATTAACATCATTACGATCTTCTGCTATTTTTTCTTGTAACCCAGACCTTTGTTGTGCCAAATCAAACGCTTGTTTTAGTTTTGCTTGGTCAATTTGGAAATTCATTTGATCATTTGCAACTTTTCTTTGTATTTCAGTCGTATCGTTCTCTAATTCTTGTTGTCTAATAGCTACAAGTGGGTCAACTTGTTGTTGTGGTTGTAATGAAGGCATAACTTCATTCAATATTTCACCAATTTGTTGTGCAATCGCTGCTTCTATCGCTGCAGGGTCAATTTGAGGAACCATTTCACCTCTCTGTTGAGCCTCCTGCATAGAAATTTGGAAAAATTTAGTCACTTGGTCTCTTGCCATCAGTCCAACATGCTCTTGAACATGTGCTTGTAGCAATGCAAACCCTTGTGGATTAACTTGTGACGCTGGTGTAGCCAAAAATGCCACATGAGCACGGACATGTGCCTCATGATCTTGGTCTGGAAACACTTGAAGTGGCGCTGCCTTAATAGAATTACCATTTTCTGTCGCTGGATCTACTGGTGCAGGCGGTTGTGGAGGTGGTAAAATGCTATCAATGTTCTTAATATCGAGTGCATCATACATTCTCCTAAAAGCTTCGTACTGATTATGTATCTGTGGAGCTTGTTGTGCCATTTGTAACTGTGTTTGAGCTAGTGATAAGCGTTGTGCCATAGAAAATATGCTAGGATCACTTACTGGAAGTATATCAATACGTCCATCAAAGTCTTGTTGCATCACTTCTGGTGCAATATTACCCACAAAATAAGGATAGGGGACTGGATTCTCTGCAAAAATTTCACCTAACATTCTGAACTCTTGCTTTTGTCCGTAATGTAAACGCTTATGTATGCTTGAAATAATCTTTGAACCTTGTTCAATCAACGCAACAGTCGTACCAACAGGTGCTTGTGAGTTAACATCGGATATTTTTGCATCTGCAACTTGAGCAAAACGTCTACCAGAATCTACAACGACCCCTAACAATTGTGCTAATGTGCCAGATGGTTCTTTGTATGGCAATGGTATGATTGAATTTTTGAGATCCCCGCCTGGGACATCGATATCTCTGAACTCACCAGGATTAAGAGGCTCGTCATCATTACGAATACGAACACCCCTCGCTTTGAAACCTGCTGGAAGATTTGATAAAGTGCCTGCATCGATTAACTGCCTTAATATTGAGGTGGCTGCACGAGACAATCCACCAATTGTATGTAGTAACCCAAATCCATAAAAGCCAAAACCTGGTAAAAACTTAAAATGTACGAAATATTGTCTCTTACGTCTTAACGGATCTTGTTCCCTAAAGTTCCTAACCACCGACAAAACTTGGTTCGAATTTTGATCGATCGTGACAATGTACGGCAACATAATGCCATTCTGATCCTCAAAACCCTCCAAGTCGAGGTCAACATGGACTTCCAATAAAGTATACACATCATCAGAATAGTTTGGGTGTAATCCTTGCAACTCATTAGAAGTTTCTTGGATACTGCCTTCATCGTCTCCAGAATCTGTAGTAGATAATTCCACATCTTTATATACTCCTGCTACTTGTAGTTTACGAATATCATTATAAGACATTTTAACTACATGTGTAACCCTCTCAGCCGTCATTAAATCTGACGCAGAGTATGGAACAACTAAATCTTCTGCTGGAACAAACTTAGATACTGCCCTTTGTTTTGTTGGATCAAAGTAAACTTTTTTAAAAGTAGAGCCAGTCAATGGCAAATAAAACAACATCTGGTCTGTGTCTGGATCGTACTCTTCCATAACTTCCATGAGTTGATAATTCATAAAATCTTTTACTCTTTGAGCTTGATCTTCTGTTTGTTTTGTTGGCACACCAAGTATTTGAGTCTTGACAGGTCCTCCACTTGGTAGCATCTCTTTATAAGCCTGGGACTGAAACTGTGTTGTTGCCTCTGACAAAAGTGGATGAGTTACCCCACTTGCACCAAGAAAAGGATCACTTCTATCTTCGTAATTAATTCCAAGTAGATTAAGTCCCTTGGCAATGGCTTCTTCCCAGTCGGCTCTTGACTCCATGTCCTCTCTAACTTTTGATTGTAAATCTGAAGACAACGAGCCTAATACAGAATCACCTAAAACTTCAGCTAAATTAGCATCATGATCATAAGGCTCTGCTACAACTTCTACAGTTTCATCTGTAACAAGTTCAACTCCTTCTGGTAGTTCTTCCATGGTTGATGGTAGTTCGATATCTAAACTTTGATCCTCTGGCATGACATCTCCACCAGCGCCCATTGCCTTTTCGACCATTCCTGCTATTTCTCGTTCTGCCATTATGTAATCCTCGTAGTTCTTTTTTTGCCTGGAGCCAGTATATCAGAAAATCTGTTCTTGACTATTCTTACTTTTCTGGTCGGCTTCTTGTTTAGTTTTCTTCTGATTTTAAATAACTTAGTCACTAATAATATTCTCTCGCTCTTCGAGGAAACCAATCTTCTGGCTCATCCTCACCTTTTAGTGATATAAAACCACCTTGTCTGAATCTCATAATAGCCATTGTCATACTATCACAATAGTCATCATGATCTCCATTTGGAAACGAAGCTACTTCTTCTATAACTTCGTCTGCAAACTTTGAATTAGGATACCACACTTTTCCAGATTCGAAAATAGGAGACACCATATGCATCCTTGTAACCTTATCCAAGTTACCCCCTTTACGTCTGCCAGGACTAAAAGTAACCACGGGCAGATTAATCATTCTCATCTCATCTGCCAAAGGTTGACCCGATCCCTTCGCCTCAATCAACATCATGTCGGGTTCCCAATATTCGTTTTGCTCTATCGCTATCGACTTTAACTCTGGAAAGTTCCATCTTCCTTTTGTCGCATCTAATAAAATAATATGTTGTTCGCCATCTTCCTTTGGCTCAAA